ATGGTGGGTAGGGCGAACGGGACGAAGAAGGCGGACGGGCGCCCGTTGCCTGAGGTTGCGTCGGTGACGGCGTTGCCGATGGCTGATGGTGTCCCGGAACCTCCGGTTGATCTGTTGCTGGATGGCCGGCGGTTGTGGGAGCGGGCGTGGGGTGCTGCGATCACGTGGTTGTCGCCTGATTCGGACATGGAGGCGGTGGAGCAGGCTTGCCGGGTCGCGGATGACTTGGCGGCTGCGCGTCGCCGGTACCGGGCGACGACGGATCCGGCCGATGGCCGGATGGTTGTCCAGTTGTCGAAGGCGATGACTGACGCGTTGTCGGTGCTCGGGTTCGACCCGACGGCTCGTTCACGGCTCGGAGTTGCGGAGGTCAAACGTGCCTCAGCGCTCGAGGAGCTCATCGCGCGCCGGCACCGGCGTTGATGCTTGGCCGCCGCGCTGGCTGACTCCGGTTCCGGATGCGGATCTGGTCCGTGGGGACGGGGATCTGTTCACGGATTTCGGTGAGAGCGTGTGCCGGGTCACGAAGGATTCGGTCGCTGCTCCGGCTGGGGAGTTGCTGAAGTTCCGGCCTTGGCAGCGGCAACTGCACAGGCACATTCTGGCGAGGCGCCCGGACGGGATGCTTCGGCACCGTCAGGCCTTGGTCGGGTTGGCCCGGAAGAACGGCAAGTCCGCCGATGGTGCCGTGCTGGGTTTGGGTGGCTTGGTGCTCGGCCCGCAGGGCGGCGAGGTGTATTCGTGTGCCGCGGACAAGGAACAGGCCCGGATCGTGTTCGGCACGGCACGCCGCATGGTGGAGCTGGACCCGGAGTTGTCGGGGTTGCTGAAGCTGTACCGGGATGTGATCGAGTACGTCGCCACGGGGTCGATCTACCGGGTGCTGTCGGCGGAGGCGTTCACCAAGGAGGGCCTGAACCCGCACCTGGTGTTGTTCGACGAGGTGCACGCCCAGCCGAACCGTGAACTGTGGGACGTGATGGCGCTCGCGATGGGTGCCCGGCGTGAACCGTTGATGGTCGGGATCACCACGGCGGGGGTTCGGTCGGACTCGAGCGGCCAGGATTCGCTGTGCTACGGCATGTATCAGTACGGGAAGCGGGTCGCGTCCGGCGAGGTCGACGATCCGGCGTTCTTCATGGCGTGGTGGGAACCGGGCGACCCGTCCGCGGACCACCGCCTGGACGCGACGTGGCTCGAGGCGAACCCGGGATTCGACGACTTGGTGGCTGCGGAGGATTTCAGTTCCGCGGTGCTGCGGACCCCGGAGGCGGAGTTCCGCACGAAACGCTGTAATCAGTGGGTGGCGACGGCGGAGGCATGGCTGCCGGCCGGTGCGTGGGAGGCGTGCGAGGAAGACGCGCCGATCCCTTCCGGCGCCGAGGTCGTGCTCGGGTTCGATGGGTCGTTCTCGAACGACTCGACAGCTCTCGTGGTGGTTTCAGCAGGGGAGAGACCACACGTCGATGTCGTGGAGTGCTGGGAGCGTCCGGCGACTGCGGGCGATGACTGGCGGGTCCCGATCGTCGGGGTCGAGGACGCGATCCGGGCGGCGTGCCGCAGGTGGCAGGTCCGGGAGATTGTGTGTGACCCGTTCCGGTGGGCTCGCACTTATCAGGTGCTCGAGGATGAGGGCCTGCCGGTGGTGGAGTTCCCGCAGTCGCCGCAGCGGATGGTGCCGGCCACGCAACGGTTCTACGAGGCGGTGCTGAACAAGACGATCTCTCACTCGGGTGACCCGCGGCTGGCGAGGCATCTCGCCAACTGTGTGCTGCGGGTGGATCAGCGTGGGTCCAGGTTGGCGAAGGACTCGAAGAACTCACCTCGCAAGATCGACCTCGCGGTGGCGTCTGTGATGGCGCTGGACCGTGCCAGTCAGGCAGTCGAACAGCCGCAACCGTTCTTCGGGGCTTGGCGATAGGAGAAGCGATGGCCCACGTGCTCGAGAAGGTCCCCGTGGGCCGCATCACCGAGGAGGCCAGGCAGGTCAGGTTCTGGTGGACGGTCCTGACGGTGGTCGCTGGTTTGCTGTACGGGTTGGGGTGGCTGGTGGCGCAAGCGTTCACCGGTGCCTGGTTCGTGGCGGCGTGGATCGGGACCGCGGTGAAGGTCGGCTGGACGGACGCGAGGGGTAGCCGTGGGGCTGCTCGATAGGATCCGCCAGGAGCGTGTACCGGAGAAACGGTACAGCGTCGACGACTGGATCAACGATCTCGCGGCGTTCTCGTTCAACGGCCACCAGTACCTGGGTGGTTTGAAGACGACCTATGACGGGCAGCGGCTGCAGGCTGTCCAGAACACGCTCCCGGCGTACATGGCGCAGTTGATGCAGGCGCCGCCGGCGTTCGCGGCGCAGATGCTGCGGGCGTTCGTGCTGTCGCAGGCCCGGTTCGTGTTCCGGAACCGTCGCGTGTCGACGACGCCGCGGAAGATTTTCGGGACCACTGCCTTGGGGATCCTGGAGCAGCCGTGGCGCAACGCGACCACGGGCGAGTTGCTGTCGCGGATGGAGTGGAACGCGGGCCTGGCGGGGAACGCGTTCGTGTACCGCAAACGGATGCGTGGCGGTTTGCAGTTGAAGCTGCCGCGCCCGGACTGGACCGGGATCGTCTACGGGTCGGAGAGCGAACCGGACGACCCGGAGTGGGCGCTCGACGCGGAAGTGCTCGGCTACGTGTACCGCTCCGGTGGATTGGCGGGCGGCCAGGGTGTGCTGCAACAGCTCGATGTCGACGACGTGGCGCATTGGACACCGATCCCGGACCCGTTGAACCCCGGGTTGGGGATGTCGTGGCTGACGCCGGCGATCCGGGACATGCAGGCGGACCGGTCAGCGACCGAACACAAGCTGAAGTATTTCAAGAACGCCGCCACCCCGAACCTGGTCGTGAAGGGAATCCCGGCGCAGACGAGGGCCCAGTTCGACGAACTGGTGGAGGCGATCGAAGCGAAGCACGCGGGTGCGGCGAACGCGTTCAAAACCCTGTACCTGACGGCGGGCGCGGACGCTACACCGATCGGCGCGAACCTGAAAGACATCGACTTCCACGCCGTCCAGGGATCCGGGGAGACACGGATCAGTGTCCTGTCCCGTGTGCCGGCCGCGATTCTCGGGATCAGCGAGGGCCTGCAGGGGTCGAGCCTGAACGCCGGGAACTTCGGGGCCGCGCGCCGAACGTTCGGTGACCTGTGGGTGTATCCGATGCTGCAGGATCTCGCGGCGTGCCTGGCGCCGATCGTGAACGTCCCGTCGGACTCGGAGTTGTGGTTCGACACCACCGACATCCCGTTGCTGCGCGAGGACGGGAAGGACGCGGCGGAGATCCAGGGGCTGCAGTCCAGGACGATCCGCACCCTGCTGGACGCCGGGTACGAGGCGGAGTCGATCCCGCCGGCGATGCGAACCAGCGACTGGGCGCTGCTGAAGCACTCCGGGCTGTACAGCGTCCAGTTGCAGAAACCAGGGTCGGCCGATTCGTCACCCGCACCTCAAGGAGATGAAGGCGCATGAGCGCGATTTGCCTGCGCGCGGTCGAGTTCCGCGCCACCGAACCGGTCGGAGACGGACGGACCCTCACCGGTTACGCCGCAGTCTTCGACACCCCGACCATGATCCGCGACTGGCTCGGCAGTTACGAGGAGACGATCGTCCGCGGCGCGTTCAAGAAGACGCTGCGGAACAAGACTCCCGTGATGCAGTTCGACCACGGACGAGACCCCGCCACGGGCACGATCCCGATCGGATCGATCCAGGAACTGAGCGAGGACGACACTGGCCTGTTCGTGCGCGGCCGGCTGTACGACAACTCGAAGGTCGAGCCGATCCGGCAGGCTATCGAAGGCGGATCGGTTGACGGCATGTCGTTCCGCTTCGAGGTGTCGAAGGAAGAGTGGCGAGACGCCAGCGGCAACAAGCTGAAGCCTGAGCAGGTCGACGACATGCTGTGGGCGGGCGTCGAAGGCCTGAAGCGGAACATCACCGAGATCGACCCGCTCCACGAGCTGGGTCCGGTCGTGTTCCCCGCCTACCAAGCAACCAGCGTCGGGGTCAGGTCGGCGCTGGCTCAACTCACCGGAGACGACCGCAAGGAACTCATCCGGGAACTCGCCGCCGAGTTGAGGCGGCTACCAGATCTCACCGGGCGACCCGCAGGGGCTGTGGGTGGCGGTGACTCCGACGCCAACGAAACGGCGTCACCTTCCATCACCCGAAAGCGAGCCCATCTCGATGTGGTGCTCAAGACCTACGGAGTCATCGAATGACTGACAACCAGGAGGAGCGCGGACTCGTTCCGGGCAGCCTCGACGACCTGAAGGGCCTCACCCCGGACGAGCTCCGCAACACCCTCGAGGTACTGGATGCGCATCTGCGTTCGCTGCACCAGACCGACGAGGGTGAACTGCGGGACCTGTCCGACGACGAGGAGGCCGCGCTCGAGACCGGGATCGAGATCCGCAAGGAGATCGTCGCGAAGCTCGACAAGCACGCCCGCATCTCGGAGATCTTCCGGCAGAAGCCGCAGGCCGTGAAGCAGGCCCTGTCCAACATCCGCTACGGTCTGGACGACCCGTCCGGTGACGTGCGGCGCCTCACTGTCCCGGAGGCCCGTGACCGGGCGCTGCGGGTGCTGGACTCGCGGGACGCGACGATGCACCTGTCCGATGGGCAGAAGACCACGGTCGAGAAGCAGCTGCGCCGCGACTCCGACGTGGCTCGCCGGATCCTCGTCACCGAGAACGACGACTACCGCAGCGCGTTCGTGAAGCTGATGACCCGGGCGCAACCGATCCTCACCCCCGAGGAGGGGAAGGCTGTTCAGGCCTTCGAGGAGTACCGGGCGATGTCCGAGGGCACGAACTCCGCCGGCGGGTACGGCGTGCCGGTGTTCATCGACCCGAGCATCATCCTGACCGCGCAGGAGACGGACAACCCGTTCCTGACGCTGGCGCGGCAGGTCGACGTGAACACCAACAAGTGGAACGGTGTCTCGTCGGCCGGTGTGTCGTGGTCGTTCGACGCTGAGGCCGCAGAGGTCTCCGACGACTCCCCGACCCTGGCGCAGCCGACCGTGGACGTGTTCACGGCTCGCGGTTTCATCCCGTACAGCCTCGAGGTCGGGCAGGACTACCCGGGCTTCGCCGACGAGATGGCTCGCCTGCTGGGCGCCGGCTACGACGAGCTGCTGCTCGACAAGTTCACCCGCGGCTCCGGTACCGGTGAGCCGCGTGGCCTGATCACCGCCCTGGACGCGAACACGAACGTCGAGGTCACTCTCGCCACCGCCGGCACGCTGGCCGCGGCCGACGTGTACAACGTGTGGGCGAAGCTGCCGCAGAAGTACCGGCGCCGCGCGTCGTGGCTGATGGCGGTCGAGATCAACAACAAGATCCGGCAGCTCGGCACCGCGAACGTGTTCCACGCGTTCACGGAGAACCTGACCGCGGAGTGGGCCGGGATCTTCTTCAACAAGGGCGTGTACGAGACCCCGTACATGACCGACCTGACGACCAACGGTGTTCACACGAACGTCGCGGTCGTGGGTGACTTCAACAACTACGTCATCGCCCGCCGCTCGGGCATGTCGGTCGAGCTCGTGCCGCACATGTTCCACACCACCTCGAACCGGCCTTCGGGCCAGCGCGGGTGGTTCGCGTACGCGCGGATCGGCGGCAACTCGGTGAACGACCTCGGGTTCCGTCTGCTGAACCAGACCTGATCCGACTGATCACCCCTCGGCTTGATCCCCGAGGGATCTGGGTCCCCGGTTCTCCAGGGCCGGGGACCCAACCCCCTGGAGAAAGGAAGCAACATGCAGATCATGTTCGCCCGCGAAACGTTCATCGTGGGCCACATCACCGTGGTCGCCGGGTCGCACTGGCCGGCCGACGACCCGATCGTCAAGGCCCACAGGGAACTGTTCACCGACGACCCGGCGTTCGGGTTGTCGTTCTCCACCCCGCCGAAGGGTGTGGAGCAGGCCACCGCCGCCCCGGGTGAGAAGCGGACCCGGTCGCGTGGGTGACGCCGTCACCGTCGCCTACGTTCACCCGAACGAGATCACGGAATCCTGGCATCAGAGCCTGCTGAACCTCATCTCCTGGGACCTGGAGCACGACGCCCGGGTCGCTCGCGGGGGATGGCTGGCGACCCGCTGCTACGGCGCGGACGGGATCGCCGGTGCGCGTGAACAGGCGGCGGCGCAGTTCCTTGCCGAGAAGGACGCGGACTGGTTGCTGTGGATCGACACCGACATGGGGTTCGCCCCCGACACGGTCGACCGCCTCATGGAGGTCGCGGACCCGGTCCGGCGGCCGATCGTCGGCGGGTTGTGTTTCGCGCAGAGAATGAACGACCCGGACGGCATGGGCGGCTGGGCCACGTCGATGATCCCCACCATCTACGACTGGGTCGAACTCGAGAACGGTGAACAGGGATTCCTGCCCCGCCCCACCTACCCGGTCAGCGCGCTCGTCCGCTGCGCAGGCACGGGGTCGGCGTGCATCCTGATCCACCGGTCGGTGCTCGAGAAGATGGTCGACAAGTTCGGCACCTGCTACGAGCGGGCGAAGAACCCCAGCAACGGGCGCCGGATCGGGGAGGACCTGTCGTTCTGCATGCGGGCCGGGGCGCTCGACATCCCCGTCTACGTGCACACGGGGGTCCGCACGACACATTTCAAGCCGTCGTGGATCTCGGAGCGGGACTTCTGGCGCAACGTCGACGCACCACCCGCTACGGAGCCGGCAGCAGTCCTGGTTCCGGCGATGCGGCACAGCAACGCGGAACGGTTCATGGCCACACTCAGGGCCTCGACGGGGCTCGCCACTGTCTACGCAATCGCGATGGACGACGAGGACGAGGCCGCGGCGGCCTGGGAAGCAGCTGGAGCGACCGTGATCCGCGGGTCAGGGATCTCGTTCGCTTCCCGCATGAACCACGGCTACGCCAACACCGACGAACCGTGGGTGTTCATCACCGGTGACGACGTCACGTTCCACCCTGGGTGGCTCGACCACGCCCAAGTGGTCGCCGGTGACGAGTTCCATGTGATCGGCACGAACGACCTGGGGAACCCGCGTGTCACCTCGGGGGAGCACGCGACCCACATGCTGATCCGACGCAGCTACGTCGACGAGGTCGGGGCTTCGTGGGACGGCCCGAAGAATGTTTGCCACGAGGGCTACCGGCACTGGTATGTGGACGACGAACTGGTGGTGGCGTCGAAGCAGCGGAACGTGTGGGCGATGGCGCTCGGCTCCGTCGTCGAGCACCACCATCCGCTGTGGGGTGACACCGAAGACGACGACATTTACCGACTGGGGCGGTCGTTCGCGGCTGAAGACCGAGAAACGTTCGAGAAGAGGCTCCAGGACCATGCATGATCAGGCTTTCGCGTGGGTTGCCGAACACGCGACACGCGACGAAGTGACCGTTCTCGACCTGGGTGGAAGGAACGTCAACGGCACTGTCCGGGACCTGTTCCCGAACGCCACCAAGTACACCGCTGTCGACATCCGCCCCGGCGATGGCGTCGACGTGGTCGCGGACGCGTCCACGTGGGTGCCGGACATGGAGTACGACGTGGTGGTGTCGACGGAGACGTTCGAGCACACCCCGGTGTGGCCGGACATCGTCCTCACTGCCCACAAGGCATGCAAGACCGGCGGGAGGGTCATCCTCACCATGGCCGGCCCTGGTCGCCCGGAGCATTCGGCGGTCGACGGTGGACCACTGCAGCCGAGTGAGTACTACGGCAACGTCGACCCGGAGCAGCTGCGGAGCGCTCTGATCGCGGCCGGGTTCAAGAACATCACAGTCGATTACCGGGTCTCTCCCGCCGACACCCGCGCCGTAGCGGTGAAGTGAAAGGTTGAATTGACATGGCTCTAGGGCTCTCGGCGGCGATCGCCAACGACATCCTCGATGCGCTGTGCACGAACGGATCGCTGTCCACACTGCCGGTGACACAGTTCTGGATCGAGCTGCGCACCGGCGACCCCGGTGCGACTGGCGGCGCCGCGAACGTGGCGGGTAACGCGACCCGCAAGCAGGTCACGTTCGGGACCGCCTCGGGTGGCGCGGTGTCGAACACGTCGGCGGTTACCTGGTCCACCAGTGAGGTCGACACATCCGAGGACTACACCCACTGGGCCGCGTGGTCCGCGCCCACCTCCGGGACGTTCCTGTGCTCGGGGACGATGACCGCGAACGCTGTGACGGTGGGGGATGAGTTCACGATCCCGATCGGGGATCTGGACCTGTCGCTGACTGTCGCTGCATAACTTCACAGCATCTGTCCGTTCTGGGGATTAGTTCGATGGGGTTCCCGGCATGGCTGTTGCGCATGTGGTTTCTTCTGCGTCGCACGCCAGCGGCTCCAACTCGGTAAACCAGTCATCGTTCAGTTGGACCCACACCACCTCCACGGACCCGCAAGGTGTCCTGGTGCTGGTGTTCCAGGGTGTCTCGGCAACAGACGCTGTCTCCTCGGTCACCTACGACGGGGTGACGGTCCCGGCAGTGTCGGGTGGGCGCGCGACAGACACAGCTACCGAGCCCGGGTCGGTGGCGGCGTTCTACCTCGGGTCGAGTGTCCCCACCACGAACAACCCGACCGTTCAGGTGAACCGCACCAGCAACACGACCACGATGTGGGCGGTGTGCGCCACCGTCACCGCCGCGAAGAACACCGAAGCGACCGGTGTCGTGCTGCTGCAGAACAACGGCGCCATCAGTCAACAGTCCGTCGACGACGGGTCCCCCGGGTCGAACTCGGTGCGGTACGCAGGGGTGTACTACGGCGGCTCCACCCCCGCACCCGCCGGCGCTAACTCGACGCTGCTGCACTCCAACGACGCCGGCGCCTACGGGTGGACAGCGGTCCGGGAAACCACCGCCGGTCAAGGCTCACGCCTGGTCGGCTGCACCCAAGGCACATCCGACGACCGCGCCGCGGTCCACTTCGCGATCCGGGAGGCCTCCACAACTGTCACCGGTACCGCGACCGGCGACTTCGGTTTCACTGGGGAAGCATCAGGCACCACTGGGGGTGGCGGCATGGCTTTAGCGGTCGACGCCTCGACCCCGGCCCTTGCAGCCGCATCCAACGACCCGTGGGTGACCGCGAGCTTCACCCCACCCGTTGATTCGCTGATCGTGCTGGTCGCCTTGGGTGACTGGTTCGGCGGAACCCCGACCCTCACCCCGACCTCGACCGGTCTCACATTCACGTCACAGATCAAGGCCGGCGCCACGAACCGGGGCGTGGTGCAGATCTGGACCAGTGAGGTCGGTGCCGCCGGCGGGACTCCGCGGACGATCAGTTGCACCACGACGATCGGGTCCGATGTCGGCGGCATCAAAGCGTTCGTGCTCACCGGGTACGACACGGCCCAGATCGTCGACACCACGAACAGCGGCCAGGGCTCCACGGACCCGCTGAACCCCACGGTTCTCACAACCAGCGCCGACGGGTGCTGGGTGCTGGGTGGCGCGGTCGACTGGAACGCTCAAGGCGCACCGTCGTCGACGGACGTGTTCGACGCGTTCAGCGACTCGGACCTGTCGTTCATGAGCCTGCAGAAGTCCACCGCGACCTCACCCGCGGGCGAGGTGACGTTCAACCTGGACTCGCCCGGGAACTCGGGTCCGTTGTGGCAGTGGGCGGCGATCTCGATCCGGCCCTCCGCCGGCGGCACAACCGTCGAGGGCGCAGCGACCGGCGACTTCGGGTTCACCGGCACCGGGAACGGTGTCGACCGTGCAGTAGGCGCAGCCGCAGGGGTGCTCGGGTTCGCTGCCACTGGGGCCGGGGTGGATCGTGCACTCGGCGCAGCGGCCGCGGCACTCGGGTTCACGGGAACCGCGGCCGGAGTGGACCGTGCCGTGGGGCAAGCGGCCACGGCGTTCGGGTTCACCGCCACAGCGTCGGGGACGGTCGGGACACCACCCGTCCAGGGCCAGGCCGGCGGGGCGTTCGGTTTCACCGCCACCGGGTCAGGGGTCCCGCGCACCCGCGGCACGGCAGCGGGGACGTTCGGGTTCACGGGTTCCGCTACCGGAGTGGACCGGGCACTCGGGATCGCCGCCGCAGCACTCGGGTTCGTCGGCGCAGCCTCCGGTGTGGACCGTGCGGTCGGGACAGCCACGGGAGCATTCGGTTTCACCGGGACCGCCAGCGGGGCCCTGGAGGTCTTCGGGGTGGCGGCGGCACTCCTCGGCTTCACCGGCGCCGCTCAGGGCTTCGCAGGCACCCCACCCGTCACCGGCACAGGGTCGGGCCTGTTCGGGTTCACAGCGACCGCACAAGGCCGCCCACGCACACCAGGGACCGGAGCCGCAGGGTTCGGGTTCGCCGGGACCGCGAACGGTCGCCCGCGGGTTGTCGCCGCAGCGGTCACAACGCTCGGGTTCACCGGGATCGTGGTCGGGGTCAGGGCCGGCACCGGCGCAGCGGTCGCCGCGTTCGGTTTCACCGGCACAGCGTCAGGTCAGGGCGCGACGGTGAGCGCCACATCGTTCGCGTCAGTCACCGCGTTCGCAACATCCAGCACACAGGCAACGGTCGCGGCCACGTCGGTCGCGACAGTCACCGGACACTAGGGAGGCGTCGTGGCAGCGGTGTTCTTCGAAGGCGCCTCCGAACTCGCCACCCTCACCAACACGTTCAGTGTCGGCGGCACCCCCACAGACCCGTCCACGGTGAGCCTCGTCGTCACCGACCCCACCCAAACCTCCACCACCTACGAGTACCCGGCCGACATCCAGAAAACCAGTGACGGTGTCTACACCAAAGACATCCCCTGCACCATCGCCGGCACCTGGACCTACAAGTGGATCGGCACCGTCTCCGCGTCGGACGTCATCACCGGCACCTGGGAGGTGCTGGAGACCTCCCTCGGTCGCCTGTACTGCACCGTGGAGGCGTTGAAGTCCAGCTTCAAGGACTCCCGCACCACCGACGACGCCGAATACCACGCGGCGTGCTTCGCGGCATCTCGGGCGTTGGAGAACTACTGCGAACGGTACTTCTACCGCACCCAGGAACAGGCGTTCACCTTGAACCCGTGCGGCCTGTACGAGTTGAAGCTCCCCGAGTTCTACGACCTCGTCTCCGTGACGTCCCTGAAGACCGACACCGGTTCCGGGGCGTTCGCCACCACGTGGGCCGCGAGCGACTACCAGTTGCTGTGTGACGACGGCACACCGAACGTGAACGCGGGACCAGAAGCGAAGCCGTACGTGAAGATCCGCGCCGTCGGCGGACAAACGTTCCCGCTCCCCACAGGCCTGGGTAGGCGGGACCTGGTCCAGGTCACCGGTGTGTGGGGGTGGCCCCAGGTGCCGTGGGCGATCAAGAAGGCCGCGGAGATCGTCGCCGCCGAAACGTTCAAACTGAAGGACTCCCCGGGCATGGCCGCCGCCGGCTACGAAGACTTCGACGTCTCGATGCTCGGGTCCGAGGCCAGGCGAAGGTTCGCGCGGTTCGCGAACCCGTACCGGCGCAACGCCTACCTGGCGGCGTGAATGGCCACCAACCAGCAGATCCGGGAAGGCATCGCCACACAGCTCGAGACGATCCCCGACCTCCAGGTGTACGCCACACCTCCCGGGTCGATCGTCGTCCCCGCTGCCGTGGTGCGCCGCCGCAACACCACCTACGACGTCAGTCTTGACGGTGTCGTGGACACGACGTGGACGGTGACGGTGTTCGTGCAGTTCGCGAACAACGACTCCGCCGCCGAACACCTCGACACCTACGTGACGAGCACCGGTGACCACTCGGTCAAGGCCGCTGTCGAAACCGACCCGACCCTCGGCGGGGTTGTCGACTTCGCCGCAGTCACCAGCGCGGAAGGAGAGAAGGTCACCAACTACGCCGGCATCGACTATCTGTCCGTTGACTTCACCATCCAGATTGGGGACTAGGTCAGGATGTCCCACCTGATACTCACCGGAGCCTCCGGGTTTGTAGGGAGCCACGTTCTACGCCACGTATTGTCCGAGACGGACTGGACACTCGGGCTACCCGTGTCGTTCCGGCACAAAGGTCTCCCGGCCCGCATCACCTCCGCTCTCGAGGACCACCCCGAGTGGTGGGAGCGTGTCACGATCGTCCACTGCGACCTGTCCGCCCCGATCGACCGGATCACGTTCGGCCGGCTCGGCGGCGAGTACTGCGACTACCTGCTGAACGTGGCGTCCGAGTCCCACGTGGACCGCTCCATCAGCGACCCGGTGCCGTTCGTCACCAACAACGTCGCGCTGGTGCTGAACGTGCTCGAGGCGGCACGGAAGATGCCGAACCTGCAGAGACTGATCCAGGTCTCCACCGACGAGGTGTACGGTCCGGTTGCCGGGAGCTACAAGTCGCGCGAGTGGGACCCGGTCAAACCGAGCAACCCGTACGCCGCATCGAAGGCCGCGCAGGAAGCGATCGCCTTCTCGTACTGGCGCACCTACGGTGTTCCGCTGATCATCACCAACACGATGAACATCATCGGGGAAATGCAGGACCCGGAGAAGTTCATCCCGATGACGATCAAGCGCGTGCTCGCCGGCGAGACGATGACGATCCACGCCGCACCGGACGGCACGATCGGCTCCCGGCACTACCTGCACGCACGGAACCAGGCCGACGCGCTGCTGTTCCTGCTGCAGAAGAAGATCGGCGACGGCGACGGGCTTCACCCGATGCGCATCCACGTCGTGGGCGAACGCGAGGTCGACAACCTCACCATGGCGCAGATGGTTGCCGAGTACGCCGGACGTGACCTGCTGTACAAGCTGGTGGACTTCCACTCGTCCAGGCCAGGGCACGATCTCAGGTATGCGATGGATGGCTCCCGCATCGAGGCGCTGGGCTGGAAGCCGCCGCTTTCTCTCGAAGACTCGCTCCGCAGAACCGTGGAGTGGACACTCGCACATCCGGAGTGGCTGTGAGGGTTCTCCTCGTCCACCCCGGGCCGGGGTTCTCGGTGCACGACGTGTACACGGGGTGGAAGGAAGGCCTCGAGGCGGCGGGTGTACAGGTCGCGACCTACAACCTGCACGACCGGCTCACGTTCTACGACCGCACCTACCTGCACGTGTCGGAGAACCTGTTCCGTAAAGCGCTGGAGTCGGAGCAGGCGATCGAGCTCGCGGTGAACGGGCTGCTGTCGGCGTGCTACCAGTTCTGGCCCGATGTGGTTGTGGTGGTCACCGGGTTCCTGGTGAAAGCGGACATGCTGGACCTGCTCCGCGACCGCGGCCACAAAGTGGTGCTGATCCACACCGAGGAACCGTACGAGTTGGCACGCGAACTCCCGCTGGCGTACCACGCTGACCTGAACCTGTTGAACGACCCGGTGCATCTGGATCTGTTCAAACGGTCCGCTCCTTCGGTGTACATGCCGCACGCGTACCGGCCCCACATCCATAAACCGGGGAGGTTCGACCCGGAGGCGGCGTCGGACTTCGCGTTCGTCGGCACCGGGTTCAAGTCCCGCATCGAGTTCTTCGAGGCGATGAACTTCGACGGTGTCGATGTCGCGCTGGCCGGGAACTGGCAGGGCCTTGATGAGGGCTCGCCGCTGCGGAAATTCGTGGCGCACTCGATTGACCAGTGCTGCGACAACACCGAGGGCGTGCGCCTGTACCAGTCGTCGAAGGCCGGGCTGAACCTGTACCGCCGCGAACACGACGACGGTGGCAGTGACGCCGGCTGGGCTCTGGGTCCGCGGGAGGTGGAGATGGCCGCCACTGGCCTGTTCTTCCTGCGCGACCCCAGGGGTGAGGGTGACGAAGTGTTCCCGATGCTGCCGACGTTCTCGTCCCCAGAAGACGCCAGCGACCAATTGAAGTGGTGGCTGGAACATGACGGTTTCCGTGGGGAAGCCGCCAGACAGGCCCGGGCGGCGGTCGCGGACCGCACGTTCGAGAAACACGCGGCTAAGTTGCTGCAGCTGCTGAAGAAATGAAGCGCTCTAAGTAGACGGCTGCTGCCCGTAGCGCGGCGGGGTTGTCGTTGAACATGCCGATGCCGACGTTGCAGTTGCCACAGAGGATCCCGCGTACGCATTTGCCGCATCGCTTCCGTCGCTGCTCACGGGCTGGGCAACACGCGTGGTCATGGTCGACGTGCCAACGCCGCGCGTCGGCGTCGAGCTCACCTTGGCAGATTGCGCAGCGCCGTCCCTGTGATTCGATGAGTCCATTGAGGTCGTCGACCGTGACCCCGTTGCGCCAAGCGGTGGCTTGCAATGAAGCCCGCGCCCGCTGCTCAGGGGTTTTGTTGGCACGCTGAACCCTTGCGTATGCAGCCTGACATGGTCGGCAATACGCCTGGGTCATGCTAGAGAATTCGGTGATTGGCTTGACCTCCTCGCACTGAGGACATCTCTGTTCGGTCACCGAATCGCGGCGCCTTTTCCGCTGCTCCCATGCGGCGCGCCTGCGGCATTGTTCGGAGCAGTACCTCGGCTGAGTGCCTGCCCGGACTTCGTGTTGGAACTCCTGCTGGCAGATGCGGCAGGCAACCGTTCTGTGGTTCACGTGAACCACGGTATCAGAATTGAGGAGATTCACGTGGCACGAATCCACGGAAGGAACGGCGCTGTCTACATGAACCTGGCGTCGGGGGGTACGGCCGAGCCGGTCGCGTTCCTCAACAGCTGGTCGATCAACGCCCAGACCGACAAGGCTGAAGTCACCGCGTTCGGTGATTCGAACAAGGTGTACGTCGCGGGTCTCCCGGACTCCTCGGGTGAGTTCTCCGGGTTCTACGACGACGCCACGGTGCAGACCTACACCGCGGCTATCGACGGCATCGCTCGCAAGTTCTACCTGTACCCGAGCCGTCTCACGAACAGCCAGTACTGGATGGGCACGATCCTGCCCGACTTCTCCGTCAACGGCGGCGTCGGCGGAGCGGTGGAGGTGTCGGCGTCCTGGAACGCTGCGAGCGCGATCACCAAGGTCGGTTGAGTGGCTGCCGAACTCCGCATCGAAGGCGCGGACAAGTTCGGCAGACTCGCCAGGGCCCTCAAGCAGGTCGGCGACAAGGAGCTACGCACCGAGCTGTACCGCGGCATCAACAGGTCGGTGAAGCCGCTGACCGAGGCGGTGAAGAAGGAGACCTCCTCCTACTTCCCGCGCCGGTACGCGTTCGAGCTCGCGAAGACCTTGCGGGTCAGGGCCACGCGCCGCGCCGGCCGGAACCCGTCGATTCGGTTGCGGGGCACGGCGAAAACCCCACGGGGCAAGGAACGTGATCTCGCGTCCCTGAACCGTGGCCGGTTGCGTCACCCGCTCTACGGAAACCGCGGGTTCTGGTACGACCAGGAAGTCCCCCCGAACTGGTGGGACGACCCGTTGCTCGAGGGCGTGGATCAGGTTCGCGAGGAGATCGTGAACGTGATCGACGACATCGGTAAGGCGCTCGCGAAGAAGGCGCAGTAACAACATGATCCAGCGGGGCCGCTTCACCTGACCTGGGCGGCCCCGCTGCTGTGTCCCAAGGTCAGGACAGGAAGGTCAGGCAATGGCAACGAAACTGAAGGTCACCTACATCGACGAGCGTGAGGTGACGGTCCTCGCCACCCCCCGCGCACAGGTCGAGACGGAGCGGTATCTGCGTGGGCTCGGTGACGGGAACCGGGTCGAGGCCGGGTACCACCTGGCGT